CGTACCCAAGAACGTCTGCGGAATTGGTGCGCTCTCCAGAGAACAGGAACACAGGGGTTCCGCCACTCGGAGAAGCGATAGCCTCCCGCCAAACATGGGAGTTCGTAATGTTGCCATTAGCGAACCTCACGTTCCTTGCGTCTGAGACGGCTTCAGGCGGGAGGTCTACTGCATTAACGTCCGTGATGACACCGATCTTACCGAGGGAGCGGATAGGAATGGTGGGCATACGGTGTGTACTTTCTAAGTGATGGGCTTGCCTGTTTCAGGATCAACGCCCTGCGCCAAGGCAGCGAGCATCTGTTCCAAGGTCGTGTACTTCTCAGGTTCCTTGGTAACCTTTGCGGGGTTCGTGAGGACATCCCTGAAGCCAGCTTCCGTTACTTGCATCTGCGGGTTCCCCTTGCCGCCACGCTCCTCCACCATGTCGTTGATGGACTTGACGTTGGCTGTGAGTGCCTGGGGGTTAGACGCAATGGCCTGCCGCTGACGTGGAGGGGTCTTGCCCATCTGCCAGCCAAGCGTTCCGCCTACTACAGTTCCAAGAGGACCAGCGACGATGCCGCCAATCGTAGCGCCACGAGAGGCGTACTTCTGCTGGCGGTCACGCTTGACCTGAGGGTTCTCCCCTTCCTGCATGGGGTTCTGAGAGCCTTGCATTGGGTTCTCTGAGAACACTTCAGGAGCATCTCCAGCGACTTGGTCACCGGGGGCGACTTGAGGGCTGTAGGATTCGGGGTCAGTGGAAGCTACTGTGGTGCCAGAAGGCCGCTGCATGTTCTGCGAGGGTGGGCGGGCAGTTGGCACAGGAGGCGATACAGACATTGCGTCATCCACAGCCATACGGGTCTGTAGACTGGCAAGCCTGCCCGCCGCTACGGGGTTGACAGCACCGAATGGGTTGCTTGCCGCCATTGTGGGCGTTGCAGCAGGGTAACTACCAGGCTGCATGGAGACACGGGGGTCACCAGCGACCATGGGACGTGCCTGCTGAGGCTGTCCGGGGAGCATGCCTGTGCTGGTCGGAGAGGGGATGGATTGCATGGCAGGCGTAGGTGGTCCTGCGACTGCTGCGAAGCGAGACTGATCTGGTGCAGGCGGGGAGCCTGTGAAGGCATTCTGGATAGGGGACCCACTGGTGCCTGCAAACTGCGTACCACCAGAAACAGGACTGCTGTAATTCATCGCATCCTTGCGAAGGGCAGCTTGTTCAGCGCTCACGCCGGGGGTAACCTTACCCTCGTCGTAATGCATGTAGTCCTTGCCCCATGGGCCGTTGAATGCGCCACCCCAACGCTGGTTCTCGAAAGCACCGTAGACGCCGGGGTTGTCCATGAAGCTGTTGATGACGCCCTTCGCAAAGTTCCTGTAGGGCTGTTCGATAGCATCTTGAATGGCGTTGGCTACTTTTGGAGAACGTCCCATAAGGGGCTTCACGTTTCCAATGGGATTGGCTGCAAGTGCGCCAATCTGAGGGGTCCCTACAAAGTCACCAGTGAGGGGGTCTCTAAGGCGAACGTCTATGGCCTGTCCAAGAGGATGCTGCCCAGTACCAGAGGCACGAGGAGCGTTACCACTGAAGAAGTCCACAGGTGTGCCAGTGCGAAATGCGTTGTCCGTGATGGCTTGGTGTATCTTCTGGGCACCATCAGCCAGCTTGTTGGGGTCATAGGTCTTGGAAAAGGTATCCATGGGCACATGGTTTGCATTGACCATGTTTGTACGGCGGATCGTCCTGTCAAACTGGGTAGGATTGTCCTGACCTGGGAGGCTTCCGGTGAAGCTGTGGTAATATCCGTTGTCGTACTGCCCTGAAAGAGAAACAGGGTTCTGTGAATTGATCATCCCCTGAATAGACTGAGGCTGCTGCCCAGCTTTCAAGGCACCCGCCGTCGCATTGAGCTTCTGGGAGGCGTAGGAAGCCGCCATGTTAGGGGACTTGTTGCCTCCAAGCGATGTCGGACCCGCGTTGGTAGTCGGACGGGCAGCACCTGAGTAGCCATTCAGCTTGTTCGATGCAGCCTGTGCGGCGGCATTAGGGGACGAGGCGCGGCTAGCGCCGCTATTTGAGCCACCTCCAGTGCTTGTGGAGGAGCTTGAGGGGGACTTGGAGCCAGAAGCGGAGCTTGAGGGGGACTTTGAGCCAGAGGAAGCCGAATTAGGACCCTGTCCAGCACCAGAAGGACCCCTGCTCTGTCCACCTTGGCCTGTACTGGACCCTCCACCAGTCGAAGTCTTGGTCGTGGTGGTGCCTGTAGTGGTCCCAGAGCCTGGGCGGGAGACACCCTTGGAGGAGGCACTGTCATCTGCGTAGGCCTTCACGCCCATATGGCTGCGTTCAGCCGTGGTGGAGCGGTTAGCCTTGATGAGAGCCTCTTCGCGGGCATTGATGTAGCGCAGGCGGTCCTTGGGGATGCCTTTGCCCCAGTCAATCTCAAGCGGGAGCTTCTTCTTGGCCCTTGAGACAGCCAAAGGCTTCTTGGGGATGTTGGTCATATGAAGCCCTTCAGCTTGTAGGCGAAGACAGTGATGAGGATGTTGACTGCGATAAGCGCACCCACAGCCCTGTTCACGAACTTCTCCATGGCTGTAACCCGATCCTCAAGCTCTTCGTGTTTCTTAAGGCACACAGGGCTGGGGGGTAAGTTCTCCATGGACTTGATGAGGAAATCCAGCTTGGTCTCCAGGCGAACAAGACGCTCTGCGGTGTCGATGGTATCGTTAGGGGGCATCTTGTTCACTCACGGGAGGCTAGAGGAGACGATAGGCCAGAAGGATGATCAGGCACACGGTGAAGGGAGCCAGAAGCCCCTTCCAATCGAAGGGCAGGCCTGACTCCCACTGGGTAAACTCACGGCCAGCGTAGAAGGCTGTGCCAGCAGCGAGGCCTGCGGGTAGACCTAAAGGCCACCACAGGACTGCGGCGATTAACAGCGCAATCACCGCATGGCAGAGGTAGTACCGCGGGAGCGGGCAGTTCATTACGAGGTCACGGCTTTGATGACTGCGAAATTCAGAACGACTGCCTCAGACAACGAACCGCCTGAGATGTTCCGCAAGCAAATCTGCGCTGAACCAGCAGACACAGAGCCGACTGACACAAGGTAGGTAAGGACAGAAGCCACGCCGCCCTGAATGTTCACGATGATTGTGTCTGTCGCTGCGATGGTTGAATTGACCAAGCCAAAGTTTACCGATGTGCTTGCGGCAAGCGCTGCGTTGTTCATCGTGATCTGGCCGTTCGTCTTGTTCAGCGTGACGTTAGTGGACTTTGACGTAATCTGCGTAACCGTGCCGCCGCTGCCCGTGCCGTAGCCGAGGCCACCGGATGAGACGTTCAAGACGTTTCCAAGATTGTCGATCTGAAGGCGGTCAGTTGCAGCGGTCTTGAACTTGATAGGGCCATTGCCGCCAGTAAGAAAACTGGCCTCAATTGCGATGCCGTTTGCGCCCGAAGTTGCGTCAGGAGTAATGACAGCAACAGCCCCCGCCGCCGCAGCGCCACGAACCCACGCAGGCCCAACTGTGTCAAACTTCACACTAGGGGTTACGCCTATGCCTACGTTGCCTGTGCTGCGCGTGATCTGAAACGGAGTGCCGAGATAAGCACCAGCATCGTTGTAGCTGTTGATGATAAAATTAGAGCCAGCGTTGGAACCACTTTCGGCAGTGGCTTCAGAGGAAAGAACCCAGCGACTAGTTGCGCCCGTAAGGAACTGGATAGTCTTTGCCACGGCTGCATTGGCCTGCAACGAAAGGAGCGCCTGCGAAGCGCCCGTACTGATAAGCTGGTCAACCGTGAACGTATTGACGCGGTTTTCCTTCGGGATAACGCCGCCCTCCACAGCCAGAACACCCGCAGCGGAGCGGGTGATGGTCGTGTCTGAAGCATGCCCTAGCTCTATCTGCTGGGCTGTGTGGGTGTTCGTAATGCTGTTCAGCGGAACCGCCACGCCCTCTACTGCAATGACACCCGCAGACACCCGAGACAGAGTGGTATCTGAAGCTGCCCCAAGTTCAATGGTAGCGAACTGTGGGTTACCAGCAGAGGTAAGCTTGTTAAGATCAGCCTGTGTCGGAGTCACAGCCCCCGTGATGTTGGGGAAGGTCGCCTTGACAGTAGACTTGATGAGCCTGAGGTGGTCATCAGCACGGTCCAGGGTGTCAGTGCCAGCCGGATTGCTGGCGTTGAGATCAGAGATGAAAGTGCCTGCTTCGAGGGGCATGGGGTTACCTTATGTGACGCCATGTCTACGCATGGCTTAGCTTGAGGTCAGCCCTCAGTAGGGAGACACAGGAAGGGAGACAGGTCTTCAGGTTACTTTAAGTCGGCTGAGAGCTTCGCTAGAAGCGACTTGAGCCTGACTAAGGAGGGAGACCAGGGAGGAGAAAACAGAATAGACCCAGAGGAGGGCTACTTAAGGTAACTTACGGTAGGCTTGGTCTTAGGGTTTCACTGGATAGTGATACTCCTAGTCCCAAGCGGGAGGTAAGGCTTGGGGTTGGCGTAGAGCCAGACTTAGAGTTTACTTAAGGTTACTTTAAGTAGAACCCCCCTACCCCCCATTGCGGCTATCCCCCGAGGAGACGCATGGGACCCTAGAGACCCAGGGCAAGGGCAGAGAGTGTGGCGAGAATATGTTCAGTAATGATATAGGCTGGGGGACATCTATTTGGTCCCCATCTTCTCTAAGTCTCCCCAAAAGGGGGGGTCTCGAAGCCCTTTAGTGGGCGATATCAATACGATAGGTCCAAATAAGGACAGAATGTCGCACCCCCACCCAATTGTGGCCAAAAAGGGACCCAATGGGACCCTAAGGGACCCGGATTCCTGGCGTCTTTCACTGCTGCTCAAGGTCAAACAACAACAACAAGTCCTTTAGCGGTTTTTTTGAAGTGACCATTCGGCATTCATATGGGCTAAATGGCCTCAGAGGGACCCTTGGAGCCTGTCGCCAGCGCTCAGTAGCGTCCAGTTCCCCCACATGCTCCCCCACTTTCAGGCTAAGCTGTTGATCTATCTACTATATCGTAGGATGATAGAGACTAAGGGGTAGCAATGGGGGACATTTGGCCTAGACATTTGGTCTGCTGCGAAACTATCGCAATTGTGCAGGGTTACACAATAGCGCGTTGATATGTTCATAGGTATTCTGTCCTTTAAAAGAAAAGGCGAGACCCGCAAGCCTCGCCCCATATTCACATGATCCATTCGATGGCCCGCACTAACCCATAGAGGGCTAAGAGCACGGGCAGCGCTATAAGGTCTCCCAATAGTTTCCCGTCCATCTTAACTCCGCAGTTGCTCAAAGATAACTTCAGGCATCTCACGCCTAAACCTGGCGCTAAATATGCTCACGCCAGCGTCACGGCACATTGCGACACGCTCACGCAATCCCATGCTCTGCCAGTAGTCGTGGGCTTCAGTCCACTCAAGGTCTGACCAATGGTCATCACTAACCACAGGGTAATCCTCCAGTCCTTCCATGATACCGTCAGCAATCTCTAAGGCCTTCTCGTCATCCTGGTGGATCGCAATCCACTCGACCCAACCAACAGCCCAATGACGTTCTCGGATAACTTGCACAGTCTCGGTCTCGCCTCCGATTGCCTCAAGTCCACATGTGAAGTTGCTACGGGTCAAGCTATCGCTATCCCTATGCTGCCCAAGGAACACATAGTATCCCGGCCAGACTTCGCCCATGTAGTTGTCGGGTCTGGTCCACAGCTTTAGGTGCTTAGGGTTATACATGCTCAATCCTCCTCACCATAGGCAGACGGAATGCGCTCGTTAGTGTGCGCACAATATAGGTGCTGGTCCTCCCAGTTGACGTGCACTCCGACTATGCGCCACTCACGGCCATGCTTGGGGTCATAGGTCTGGCGCATGGCCTCCTTGAGGTTATCTTGTACAGCTTTGAAGCTGAGGGCCTCAAAGTCTCCCGCAATGAAATACAGCGGGTATCCGCCTGGCCATGCATACGGGCCGTTGCGGAGGGCTTCTTTGAGTTGCTTTAAGGCAAGCTTAGACATTGTTCGCATCCCTCATTGCGTCTTCCATGGTCTCGAATGGCCCTACCGGATCACTGTCATTGAGACAGCCCGGAAAACACGCTGTCCAATACCAACCTGGCTCTAGAAACGGATCAGCCGCGATGAACTCAAGGACGAATGAACCGTAGGCATTGCCCAGTTCATCTATGAAACTGTGGTATCCCATATCAAGCTGCCTTCTGTTGATTGTTTACGTTTGAGGACGATCTAGTCATGGCTATGCTGTTGGCCTTCTTTGAGCCGTTGCCATGGGCAGGGAAGCCGACGATTGCGTCTCTAAGTTTGGCGCAAAGCCCGCAAGTCTTGCACGACACATCGTCTCGAATGGTAGCAGGGCACACAACTACCTTGCGGCCTTTCGGCGTCTCAGTGTTGACTATCTGCTCCTTAGGCAGCACCACGACAACAGGCCCGATCCCAAGGTCTGCTAGTTCGTCTGCATGCTCTAGATTGTTGGCTGACAGGTTGATCGTGAAGCCGCTTTGGTTAGCATGTGCCACCGCTTCACGGTTCTCAATGCTGGCCATCGGCTTATGGGTATACGTGAAGCCCTTCTTGCCCGTGTTGGCTGCGACTAGCTCGTACAGTGCCTTACCGTCGATCGTGTCGCCATCGCCTGGCAAGTCTCCAGCTTGGTTATGTCTCCACAACTGGTTAGCGGGAAGCTTGGCCACAGCTTGCACAAAGTCACCCCAAGCCATGCCTGCGTCACCTCGGGTGACCTTGTCCCATTGGATGCGGAGCGGGCCGCCGTCTGCGTAACACCCTCCTGTGTTCTTGCGGTTGAATGGGCAGGACAAGGGGCAAGTTAGGGCTGTTGAGGTGCTAACTGGAATGTCGCCTGTCTTGGCGTTGCGGCTCTTTAGTGTGAGGCTGACGTAATACATGTTGACTGTCTCCTCTTGTGTTACATTACGTCATAAGTAATTACGAGCGTTTCGCCCTCTGTCCTACTCACGTATTCCCCTGCCAGCGTGGCAAGGTGGAAATCATCGGGAATGCCCATGGCTGCGAGGAGGTCAAGCTTAAGCTCCATGGGCTGCGAAGCGTCCGGCAATAGGGCCTGCTCCAGCCAGCGAAACATGCCGGGGGAATAGATCAGGGGGGTTGAGTGGATGCGGAGTGTTGTCATGGTCTCTTACTCCTCAAACTTATGTGCCAAGCAGATATCAACATAAACAATCGGAAGGTTGAATATACGGCAGCGCATAAGCGCACGGGCCTTGCGCTCTGCTGGGGTCAATCCTTCGTGGTTCATGTAGCCTTGCTTCATGTGGTCTACGGTTGCTTCGCGGTTCATTGTGTTGGTCTCCTCTCGTTTGATGATGTAAGTTTGCCTGCGCTTTGTGTCTCAAATGTGGCATTAGTCGCCTCTTGTAGAATATTTACATGCATCAAATCAGGTGATGATTACACCTCCAGGTACTCTAGGCCCTAGGAAGCCCTAGGAAGCCTCAGGAAGCCCCTAGTTTCTCCAAGCCACAGGGGTAGCGGGCACCATACGCAAGGCCACTCCTGAGCCTTCCTAGAGCCTCGGAACGAGGGGAGAACAGAGGTGCCCTAGGCCAGACGAAAAACACCGATCCATCAGCCGGCGAAGGGTGACGAATCGGTGCTTTCAGTATACGTATAGTTGCCGCCTGTGGACGGTAGCAACTTAGGGGCATTCAGATTTTCTAGTTGACCTTAGGCATTCAGATTTTCGCGTTGAGCCTGACTAGATGCCACACACCCCGCCACTACAAGCATCATGGAACACCTCCTTGAACTCGGTGCCCTGGTGCTGCTGTGCCTCCTTGTAGCTGACCGTGGTAATCGGCTGGCCACCCCTGCTCCCATCAGGATAGCAAGTGAACCCACGCATGCGAGGGGCATATGAGGCGAGGGCTTTGGCGAAGGGGATTACCGTGTCTTCGTTATTCAGGTCGCTGCCCCACGGCGGGAGGTTGATCGTGGAGCTGATGGATTGGTCTACATAGTCCTGCACGTCAGCCTGGAAGGCCATGCGCCGCGTGTAGTCCCTAGCGAGGTCTGCTGCTGTTTCGATGGAGTCGGGGTCAACGCCGTAGCGCTCAATCAACTCATTGGCTGTGTGGTCTACCTCATACTGGTAGTGCCACTCTGTGCCATTCTTCAGATACCTTCGCTTGTAGGCGACTGCGTAAAGGGGTTCAATCCCCTGAGTGGTTCCAGCCAGTAGGCCGATAGTGCCTGTTGGAGCAATGGCGCGGTTAGCAACAGGGGTAGACACGCTGCAACGGGCGGAAAAATCAGCAGCCTCTCTAGCAGAGACACTCTGGTAGATTGTAAGCCACTGATGAAGCTCTGGGGTAACTCCGAAGCGCTCACCTCGTTTAAGGAGCCATTCATGAAGCCCCATGATACCAAGACCCAGCCGTCGATTCTTTTCTCGAACGAGATGTACCTTATGGTAGGGTAGTTGGGCCTTGAGGGTTCCGCAAAGGAGAAACTGAGTTGCGAGTCTGATGACATCTGTTAGTTCCTGTAGTGACTCAATGCGCCCGAAGTTCAGGCTACCCAGATTACAGACATCGCTGTCATCCTCTGAGGTGACTTCAGTGCAGGCATTGCGTAGCGTTTCGTTCTCTTTGTGCCAGAAGTTGAAGCTGAAACCAGGCTCACCTGTCTGGAGGGCTTGGCGTACATTCTGGATGAAGACATCCCCAAGGTCATTGAAGGCCTCCACATTGGTCAGCCACTTGGTGTCGTAGTTGACACTGATGTTGGTCATGTCGAGAGGCGCAGGCCAGTTGAAGTCATTCTCCTTGACCTGTGCGAGGGACGTGGAGGTCCCAGGGACAATCATGGAGTGCCAGTCCTTGGCCTTGAGGAAGTCCTGAATGTCTCCATGCTGCCAGTTGAGGCTGGCATAGATGGCAGAGCGGCGTGAGCCACCCTGCATGACTTTCCGGCCGATCTCGTTGATCATCTCCATCTTGGGGATGGGGCCTGATGCAGAACCGCCAGTGCGCGAGAGGCGAGAACCCTTGGGGCGGTAGGTGCTGTAGTCAACTCCAATGCCACCTCCAGTCATCAGGCAGGACTCGGACTTCCATGAGAGGTCAGCCCAATCCTCACGGGTATCCTCCTCAGCCTTCAGCAGGAAGCAATTGTTGAAGAACTTGTTGGGGCGTCCAGCGTAATAGAGATAGCGACCACCGGGGATGAACTTCATCTCATCGATGTACTGCGCGAGTTGCGCCATGTCGCTGTGGGTCATGGCATCAGAGCAAACGTCATCTACCAAGGTATGTGCGAGGGCTGACCAAGTCTCAGCGCCTGTGTGGGCATATTTGTGATTGAAGATATCCTCAGCCATCTTGGAGCGGAACTGAGGGTTACGGTTCGATTTGAATGCCATTCAGATTTCCCAATAGTCTTCTTGTTATGAGTTGAGGGTGCCCCATTGCGTGGCCATGGCCTCGGCAATCCCTGTGTATGTCTCGCTCCTGATCTTCCAGCGGTCCTCTGAGGGTCCCAGCTTGTTCTGACCGGAGTCTGTTTGATTGGCCCAGCGCTTCTTGCCGTTGACTAGCCGTGGCTCAATGATCTGAGTAGGCGTGAGTGGCGGGAGGTTCTTCAGCCAGAGGCATGTGGACTTTGAAGCGTCATGTCCAAACTGCCATGGCTGGATGAGTTGGTCGTATTTGCGGATCTGTGTAGAGATGCAGCCTATAGGGTTCTCAAGTGCTATGCGCTCAATGGGAGCGTCCAGAAGCAACCTCACGAAGTCGAGGGCTTCAGCAGTCAGGTCAGCGCGGCCTGGAACTCGCTTGTTCCAGTGGAGACCTGAGGAACACAGATAGGTACAAGGGGGATGGGCTATCATTAGGTCCCACCCGTCATTCAGAATATCCCTGACATCACCCATGTAGTGGGGGCCAGCCTTGTCGGTAGGCAGAAGGTCACAGGACATTGCCTGATGACCCTTCGCCAGAAATGCATCTCTCACCGCCCCGCTGTATTCGCAGGCGATGAGTACCTTCATGTAGACTTTCGCTGTTTGTGGACGATCAGGGCAAAGTGCTGATGAGCTTGTTCAAGTACCACTGAGCCTTCTTGAGGTCCTTCTCCTTGTCGCCCTTCAGCGGTGCCCTGGAGACATACTTGATGACATTAGCCACCAATGCAGCCTGATGCCCCGGATAGAGGGCGCACACTTGCATGATGTAGTCGATGGTTTCGACCTTGCCATAGTTGTAGTGGAGTGGGGAGTTGACCTTGTCCTCAAGCGGCGCTTGCCGCGCCTTTTCATGACTAGGACACTCAGGCTCCCTGTAGTCAGCGCTGTAGTAGTCATCATTGGTATTCGGAGCGTCTGCGAAGTCGCTTACAGCTTGCTTGGTTCCCAAAGCTTCACCTCGTTATCTATCCAGTTTTCCTTGCGCAGGATGTAGGCCATCCGTGCGTTCAGCAGCGCATCTGCTTCAGTGAGACCCGCCTTCTCATAGGCCTGCACCACGACACCCCAATGTGTCTCAGGGTTGCCTTGCAGCAGCTTCTCAGCCGTCTTAGGTCCCACCCCCGGACACCCTGGATACCCATCAGTCGGATCACCCGTGAGCGTCTGGTACATGTGGAAACGGTTAGCCTCCTCAAGCGTGATGGTCTTCAGTTCCCCTTGGCGATACAGGGTGCAGGGGACTGTCTGGAGGTCCTTGTCAGGAGACACCACGATGGCATCGGGGAGGCTTGTGGCCAGAATGCCGAGTAGGTCATCAGCCTCAAGGTTCTCGGCACTGCGGGTCTGGTAGCTGTCCTTGAGCCAGACCTTGAGTGGTGAGTAGACGATGGGTTTACGTGTGTTCTTGCGGCCTGACTTGTAGTCGGGATTGATGTCGTACCTGAAGTTCTGATGGTCTGACAGGCAGACTATGAGTTCCTCAGGATCGAAACGCTCTATAAGCTCATCGATGTACTTGGCTGCTAGGTCCTGAGATTGCTCCAGGTTGGCACTCAGTACCCAGTTGTCATTCCCCCAGTCACAGGAGAACTCCGTGGCGACTGAGGATGTATAGAGGACGATGTCCCCGTCGATCAGTAAGGTTGTCACGGTGTGTAAGGCCCTCCGGGTTGGTTGATCCGTGTGTCGGGAGGACACTGGAGGTGATACAAACGGTATTCGTTTGGTCTCTTGGTGCAGCGTATGATTTCCCCTGCGTTGGCATAGGGGCTTGAAGATAGCAGGCTCACACCAGTGACTGCGCCCAAGAAGGCGAAGCGGTGGTATTTGTTCATGTGGTTCCCTTCAGCGCGCGGAGGTCGGCGGCGATTTCCTTGGCCGCACATTCGTATCCGCTGTTGGTATCGTTCGACCATTCAGGCGACCCGCACCTATATTCCGCCACCCTCGCCGCT